AATGAAACCGATGCAATGAAATTTGGAACTGCGGTGCATACTGCAATGCTTGAAAGCGACAAATTTTATGATGATTATTACATAATGCCAAAGGTTGATGGGCGCACAAAGGAGGGCAAAGCACTCAAGGCGGAACACATCGAAAAGGCAAAAGGAAAAATCGTATTGGATGAGGCGGATCATAACCGCATCAAAGCCATTATGGAAAACTTGAAAAAAAATGAATTGGCGCAAAAGTTTTGCAAGGGTGAAATTGAGGTTTCACATTATGGCACAATGGATGGTGTTGATATTCGTGTGCGACCTGATTGCAAAAATTCAATTGCAGGATGGATTTCAGATGTGAAAACGTGCCAGGATAATTCACCTGAAAAATTCCGAATTGACATTTTAAAATTCCGTTATGATTTACAAGCAACATTTTATTGTGATGCGCTTGGATATGATCCAAAGGATTTCCGTTTCATTGCGGTTGAAACCAATTATCCTTATTCAATTGAGGTGTACGGCTTGAGTGATGATTTGATTGAACTTGGGCGCAATGGGAATGCCTACAAAATGGGATACAAACAAGCATTGGATAATTGGAAATTTTATAAGGAAACCGATGTTGCACTGGGATATGAATCAACAAACAGGAATGAGGATGGGAGCATTATTATCTAAAAAACAAATATCAAATGCAAACATTCGCAATGTTGCAAAAAAATCAATTTGGGATTTTTTTAAAATTGATATTGAAAGGCGCACAAGGAAACGTGAAGTTGTGGAGGCACGATATATGTATTATGAGATTTGCCGAAGGCGCAGGATGAGTTTGAATGAAATCGGTCAATCAGTAGGAAAGGATCACGCAACTGTGTTGCATGGCACAAAACGCTTTAAAATACTTTGTGAGGTTGATGTAAATTTCAGGGAAAATTTTGAATCATTGAAAACAATTGTTGATTTCAGATCCTCCCGAAAAATATCACCATCAATGAGCGGAAAATCACTTTCACATCAACTTGCTGATGCATTAAAAATCATCAGTGAACTCGAAAATGAAATTGATGATTTGAGAATGGAAATGCTAAAAATGCAAATTCAATGAGTTTTTTGTGTAATTTTGTTAAAAGTGTAACAATGTCAAGGGGGTTTTATAAGTATCTTGGGAATGAGGATAAGTTGCAACATCAAGTGATGAGTTTCATTGAGTTGCAATATCCAGATGCTTTATGTACACACGTTCCAAATGAAGGAAGGCGCACTCCTTTTGAACGTTTCAAATTCAAATATCTTGGTGGCAAATCGGGAGTTCCTGATGTATTGATTTTTGATTGCAATGATTCATTCAATGGATTGGCAATTGAACTCAAGGCGGGGAAAAATAAGGCAACTCCAAACCAATTGAAATGGCTTGAGCGATTAAGCAAAAAAGGTTGGGCAACATATTGCCTTAATGATTTTGATGTTGTTTCAGATACAATCAAAAAATACTTTAACAATGAAATATAGGAAAGTTTATTTCGATGAGGAAAATCAAAAGGTGCGTTGGACAATGAACGCAACTGATGATATTGATGTCAATTATGAATATCTTGGCACAATGTCAAGGGTTGAAATGGATTTGCTTGTGGAGGTATTGTGGGAATTGTATGGTGATAATAACATTACTTTTTTGGAGTTTGCCAAAATTTTTGGTGATCTTCGCACATTTTGTGATCAATTGAAACGGATCACGAGTTGATAATTTAGAAACAGAAAAAAAATGGTAGTAAATAGAATTTACAAACCTGATCATCTTGATCGGTTTGCGGTTATCCCGACCGATATATTCAGAAAAAAGGGAATAACAATGGCTGCATCTGGATTGTATTGTTGGCTATTTTCACACGATGCCAAACAAAAAATGACAATGGCATTCATTCAAGGGCATTTCAAGGATGGGAAAGATGCCATCACTTCAAAAATAAAAGAATTGGAATCATTTGGCTTTTTAAATCGTGAGGAGGTGCGCTCAAATGGAAAGTTTTCAGGATACAATTTTCGGTTGATTGTGCCAACCATTGCGGAAAAAACCGTTGCGGGAAAAACCGTTGCGGTAAATCCGCACCAAAGTAATAATATATATAATAATATATATAATAATAATATACAAGATAATATACAAGATAATATACAAGATCATGTACAAACACTTGTACAAGACAATGTACAATATCATAATAAAACATATAATATTCCTCAAAATGTAAAATCCGCACTGGAACACTTCATTTCATTGTTCCCTAAAAAGTATCAACCAACAACCGATGCGCAAAAATTAAAGTGGGCGCAATGCCTTGAGCGTGTTGAGCGTATTGATGGATACGATTTGCGTGAAGTTTACAAAATGGCAAAGAAATTACGTGATGATCAATTCTGGAGTGGCAATTTCCTTTCAATATTAAAATTGCGCAATAAAGATAAAAATGGAATTCTTTGGGTTGATCGGTTTATGGGAATGCAAAAATCAGGCAAACCACAAGCATACAAGATGATTCCAAACCTTATCAAGTTTTACAAATACAATGATCCTGCGGGAAAACCAATGATTGGTGCAATTACAAAAGGAGCGGAGTTGGATGATTTCGCATTGGTGTACAAACTTGGTACACAAGAGTATGAAAATTTAAAAAAATATCTTGATGGAAAACAATAAATTCTATTTTTTGGATGAGTGGGAAAGCGATTTGATACGTTTTCACGCAAAACAAAGGCAAATAAACAAGGAACGCAGTGGCATTGATGGTTTGGGCACTGTGAACGAAAAAAGTGGCTTAGAACTCAATTATGTGGGTTTTGCTGCGGAATACATATTTTGCAGGGAAATGAATTTGATGCCTGATTTTAGTGTTGGCAACACTTCAAAGATTAAAGGTACTGATAAATACGATGCAACTTGGAATGGATGGAGTGTGGATGTAAAGTGTTCACGCAATATCCGAAACCCAATGATGATTCCAGAGTACTCAAAATGTGATGTTGATATATTTGCCTTTTTTCAAGGCGATGAAAAAACCTTTCAATTCAGAGGGTTTGCAACCAATGGAATGGTATTCAATGAAAATAATTTAAGGCACACTCGTGTGCTTTCCTATGTGCTTGAGCCACACAAAATGCTCACAATGGATGAACTAATATTCTTAAAAACTAAAATATGAAACTAAACAGAAACCAAAAATTCACATTGAAGGCAGGAATGTATTTTGCCATCATTTATGTAATAACAGTTGAAATGTTGATAATCGGATTGAATTATTTTTTAAGTTAGCAAAATGAAACAGAAACTTGAAAATCTCGGAATTATCCTGAAAAAACAATCAGGATACGAAAAAACAATTTGCCCAAAATGCTCACATACACGCAAAAAGAAAAATGATCCTTGTTTATCGGTCACTATTGATGAGGGTGTGTACAATTGCCACAACTGCGGTTGGAGTGGGAGCGTAAAGTTTGAGCGCAAAAAAGAATTCATCAAACCTCCAAAAGTGAGTGTTGATTTGAATGATCGTGTGATTGAATGGTTTGCCTCCAGAGGCATCACCGAACCAACAATTGCGCATTGGAAAATTGGTGAATCCCTTGAATATATGCCACAAGTTCAAAAGAAAAGGCGATGCATCAACTTTAATTATTTCCGCAATAAGGAACTCATCAATGTGAAATATCGTGATGCTGAAAAGAATTTCAAACTCGTTTCGGGTGCTGAATTGATTTTTTATGGCATTGATAATTTGAAGGAAGTTGAACGTTGCTACATCGTGGAAGGTGAAATGGATGCACTTTCATTGCATGAAGCGGGATTGTACTCGGTTTGCTCCGTTCCAAATGGTGCATCAAAGGGCAATCAAAAACTTGAGTATTTGGATAATTGCTTTGAATACTTTAAAAACAAAAAAGAAATCATTCTTTGCACTGATAATGATGATGCGGGATTGCAGCTGCGCAATGAATTATCAAGGCGGTTTGGCGCATATCGTTGCAAATACGTGGAGTTTGGTGAATACAAGGATGCGAATGAGGTGTTGATTTCAAAAGGTGCTGAAACTTTGCGAAACATCATCAAGGAGGCAAAAAATTTCCCATTGGAGGGGGTGTTGAATATCAACAATATTTGGGATAATGTTTTATCCTACAATGAAAAGGGCATCAAAAACTATTCGCTTGGAATGGGTGAATCGGATTCGTATTTCAAAATTGCAATGGGTGAATGGAGCGTTGTGACTGGGATTCCCAATTCAGGAAAATCGGATGTTGTGGATCAGGTGCTTTGCAACTTGGCCACGAAATATGATTTTAGATGCGCAATGTTTTCACCCGAATCATTTCCCTATGAAGGACACATCAAAAGGATTGCCAATAAACTTAATGGCAAAATGTGCAACTCGGATGACTTAAACAACACAAAGGATTTCATTGAGGATCATTTTTTCTGGATAAAAATTGACCTTGAAAACCTCACATTGAAAGGCATATTGGATGCGTGTAGGGAATTGGTATTCCAAAAGGGAATCAATGTGTGTGTGATTGATCCTTGGAATATGCTTGACCATTCAGCG